TAGCTGAATTTTTTGTGTCCATGTTTCTCCGGCATCTGTGCTTTTCCAAATCGAACCATTATCGCCAACACCGGCAAGGCAGATGTCACCGTCAACATGGATGCAGCAGTATGGATTTTTGGCGCCGGCATCCGTGCTTATAAGCGTCTGTTTCAACGTCCATGTAACGCCATAATCAGTAGTTTTATATATTTTACCATCGTTGCCAAAGCACATCAGGCCAACACCATCAGATATCTTGCACGCAGACCAACAGTTTAGGTCGCCACTATCTTTTTTTTCAACCCAGTTGCTCATATTATTATCCTGAAGTCTTCGGGATTTTCCATTGCCACTTCCTGCACTGACGTTGCGATTGTCTTGCCGTCAATTTGAATCGTGGTGTTTATTACGACCGGCTCACCATTCAATGTTAGATTCGGCATGTTGGATAACCATTCTTCAATCAAGGATAAATCCCTTATGCCAACATCAGCACCGGTAGGCATTGAAGAATACCAAGACAGATATTTATTTATATCCGCCATGTTTATGCCCTCCGGCAGATTGTCGGACGAAAGGCTACCAGACAACAGTGCAAAGAAACTTGAAAGCGCCGGATCAATTTTATAATAACTACCAGAAAAGCCGCTTCCGAATGCTTCCACGCCATACGGCAACGGTTGCATATTGTACCAGTTAGTTCCTATGTCCGGCATGGCCGGCAGAGTGTTCATGAATGTCTGCCAATCTATCGCTGCCGTTGCGGTGTCAATCATGTCGTTAATACCGGAGGACAGCACGCTTGACAGCACAGACATTGCGTCCGTGTTTGCATTGATTGAAGCCGTTAAGGTTTCCATTGCCAAGACCTCGGCGCTCTTGGCTGCTTCAATTCCAGTCCTTACGATTCCAAGATCGCCAAGCACGTCAGACACAATAGAAGCATAATCGCCGCCATAGGCTTTCATGTATTCAAGCCAGGTGGGTATAAAATCCGTAAACTCCTGCACGGCGTCAGTGTTGCCGGTTAAGGCCGATTGAAACAATTCTGCGTATCTGCCTTCAAAGGCTCCCACGCTTTGCACTGCTGCAAGGCTTCCGTTTGTCAGCTCCCAGGTCAAATCGTCAATAGATTTTAAACTGTTATTATACGCATCAATCAACCGTTCACTATTAGCCAGTTGTTCTTCATTCAATGCGTCAATGTTTTTCAGCACGTCAAACAATTGATCAAGTATATTCAAAGAATTGGTTTGATATGTCGTGGCGTTTTTATCTAACTTATTAAAGGCAGAAGTCAGCATACTTGCCGCAATTGTATATTCGCCAACGCCCCAGTCTGCTCGTTCTTTAGCCGTCAGATATGCCTTCACGTCCGACTTTAAGTCAGTGTGCATCGCCGTGGCGGATTTTTGCAACGCCTTAATTTCCGCCTCCCTTGCTTCAAGCACAAGGTCAATATTGCCGCGAAGTTCCCGCGCCAAGTTCATCTGATGACCGTAGGTATCGTTTAACTTTTTCATTTCATACTGCAACGGTTCCATCGTTAATGAATCAATCGTGTCTTGCAATTCTCTTGCCTGGTCTGCAAGTTTTTGCATCCGCATGGCATCGTCATTGTCGCCACCGAAGATGCCGTCCATAATACTTGACACGGCGAATATGCCAGCACCGATAATACCAAGAGCACCAGCAGACCCCAGCGCCCCACCGCCTAGATTCAGCTTTGCCCACTTCATCGACATTTCAGCAACCATTGCCCCCCACATATTGGCGAGATTGTTTGTCAAGCTACGGAAGACATCTTCAATACTGCTGAAATCCCTGGTGATTGCCTTTGCAAGCGTGCCGGCGATTTCGTTCTGGATAACATCGCGGGTGTTTTCCCAGATTTCCTTGATATTTTCTGATTTGTCTTCTATTTCCATCAGGCCAACACCAAGGGCGTCGATACTTTTCATGAATGCATCATCATAAAGTTTTGGAGCAGTTGTACTACTGATAGTCTTGCCGGCAGAAAAACCAGCCAACTCATTTAAGCCAAGACCAATCGCGAAAGGCTCGTCGCCAAGACCTTTTTTGGCAAAGGTTAGTTTTTCAAGGCGGGAAATCAATGCGTCAAGTGCTTTATCCCATGCATTTGTCGCGGTAACATTCGCATTGAGAGAATCAGTGGTTTCTCTTAAAAGCCTTTCAAACTTTTCAACATTGGCCTGAAGCCGAAGATATTCTTTTTCATCTTTCGGATTCATGCGCCCGGAGGGAAGGGCGCGGCTTTGGTCATAATCCTCAATAAAGATTCCTCGTGTGGCCTTTGCTACTTCAAGATTTTTCTCATATACATGCTTTTTGTATTTATACCAATAAACCATAGCATCATGAAAGGCATGCTTTACCCATTTGATCGCCTCAAGAACCGATTTAATGGATCGAATTATTCCAACCGCAACATCACGCGCCCACTCACGCAGCTTGCCTTCGGTTTTCATTTTTTCAATCCATCGAAGCGCTTCCTGTGCACCTTCTTTCAACGCTTCAAATGGCCCGGACTCCATGACCATTAAACGGAATTGAAACCACTGGTCGGAAAACATTGACATGGTGCCTGCCCAGGTTTTTGACAGTTCCTTGGTAATTCCTTTAAACTTGGAATCAACATCTGTCCATGCATCAAACATCATTCGCTTTGTGTCTTCTGCACTGTATTTGACGCCCGCTTCAAATCCCAACATTGCAAGTATGCCGCGCTCACGGAACAGGTCGGCAGCAGCAGCGCCGGCGCTATACATACGAATCACCTGGCTTGTGGTCTGCTCAATGGATAGTCCTGACGCTGCGGCAAGATCGCCAATCATCGGCATCCATTTTGTTATTTCATCAACGCCGCCTTTCATGACACCGGAAAGCGCCGTTGCCGATTCCATGATTTCCTGATAGGTAAATGGAACAGACGTGGCATAAGCGGTCATTTCTGAAAAAAGCCTGTTGCCTTCACGCTGACTGCCAAGCAACGTATTCAGCCGCACACTGTAACCCTCTGCCGCTTTTGACGCTTCAAGAAAACTTTGTGACAATTTGGCAAGGCCATAAGTGCCGGCCAAAGCAAGCACTGCACCCTTTAACGAAAGCACCGCAGATGATACACGCTTGAACTGCCGGATCATTGATGCGGCAACCCTCCGAACCCGCTGATGCGCCCGATTCAAACCACTGACAAAATCCTTGGTATTGGCTTTCAGGTTAATCCATATGGTTCCGGCGGCACTCATTTATTGATCCTTTTTTAGCTTTTCTTTCTCTATCCTGGCCTTGTTGATGTGCAGATATGTTCGATGTATCAAATCAAAATATTGTTTCTTGTCGTTTACTTCATACAAATCAAGCACTCTAAAAAGCGACTCAAGGTTTAAGTCGACCGGCCCGGAAAAACCCATGATGTGCTGGTTCTGCACCTTGAGATATATCTCAAGCGGTAAAACGTTTTCCGGCCAAAGCGGAGGCAGGCATTCTTCACAGTCCGGCTCGCCCAAATCAAACGCTTTGTGTGCTTCACGGCATTCATCACAATCACGTTTCTCTGCCAACGCTAGGCAGAAGTCTGCAAGTTTTTTTCCTGTCCATCCTTTGCATCCTGAACAGCGTCGCGTGCCTTTTCAAGACAATCGGCTATAAACTCAGAGAACAGCACAGAACCCTTCATCAGTAGCAGCTTGTTTTCAGTCGTGCATGGCAACTCTTTTCCCTTGCCATCCTCGATGCGGTTCCAGTCCATAATGCAAAAATCCCACATCAGTTCATCGCGTTTGTCATGGTCAATGTCAAAGTATTCAAACCGGCCACCGCGCTTGTATTCAACACGCTTCTTCTCTGTCGCCTTGAAGATTCTTTCCAGGTCAACGCCGGCACACAGTCTTACTTGAACACTGAACGATCCGTCTTCATACTCAAACCACATGCCAGGATTTAATTCATTCAAATCAAATTTCATAAAAATCCGCTCCCTTTCTGCTCCCTTATTTTTTTTAATGTGGGGGGCCAAAGCAGGCGGGAGCTATACCTGCCGGGGTGAAGAGCGATGGGAACTCTTGGCCCCCCACAAAATCCTACATCAGCACGAAAGAGCCAGACACCTTGCCAGTAAACGACACGGTACACAGCGATGATTTTTCTGCACCGATTTCAAGCGAAGTAATATTCACATAAGAAACTTGTGTATCTGCGCCAGTCGTTGACGTCGGCGAAAAGTATCCAGCGGAAGAACAGGGGATATAATATGATGTATTGTTGACATATAAACGAATGTCTGTGATGTCCGTGTTTTCATTATTACAATACATCAACGCTTGCTGCCCTGTTGTATCGGAAGCATCCAGTAAACCGCTAAAGGTTATGGTGCCGCCGTCCTTCATCCCAAATTCATAACTTTTCCAATTGTCGCCAAAATCAGACGCTTCCATCTGGTCGGCAGTGATGCCTGATAAAGTCCAAGAACCAATGCCAACAACTGCGGTCGTGCCGAGTCTGACAGAACAATTCTTACCCGTATAAACTGCCATTGTTCTCTCCTATTAGTTGTTGTTAGCTCCCGACCTGTTATCAGTTTCACCCATCATTGCCTTATACATTTCACGCGTTGCTTTGTTCACCCGGAATGTTGCCAGGTGATCAATGGCAATTGACGTGTCCATATAAATTTTAATACCCTTTTTGCGTAGCCTTGAACAAAGTCTTATGTCTTCACCAACCATTTCGTCGTTCTCACCGTGCTGTATTTTAAACCACGGATATTCAAGGTCGATAAAAACAGAAGTATCAAAACAGATGCACCCCGCACCTGTCGCGTCTACTTCAACCAATTCACCAGAATATATTTTTTCTTCTGGCAGAAGTTTATATTTGTGCAATTCGCCTTGATACATAATCGCGTCAAACGGCGGATATCTGCGATGCACCGGAGCACCCACAACCGGCACGTCATGACTTAACAGTCTCATAATCACATCAGATGGATATACCTGATCCGTGTCCATCATAATTAGTTTTGACGCGCCATTGCTTAACGCTTGCCACACAATATCATTTCTGATTGCCGCAATACTTTCCTGAAACTCGTAGATTTCAATCCTTGGCACCAAAATCAAACTGTTCTCTGGCTTTTCTGTCACAAGCAAGGAAATCCAAAACTGATGATCACAAAGCCTGCCGGCCAAAGGCAAGCCGATGGCGAATTTATTCAGCCTTTTTGCCTTGCGCCGCCAATAAGTTTTTCTGTCGCTTTCGAACTCTTCTATGTTGTAAACATCTTCAAATTTTTCACCGTTCAGCAAAGGATGGTCATGTTTTACAACTGCATCAGAAGCATATTTAAACCTGTCTGTTTCAAGACACTGATCCATTAATTCATTGTCGCAAAAATTATGGATGTAGGCCGTGCTGAAAAATTCACCATCCTGTAATACTGAAAGTAATTTTTTATGGGCAAGCCAGTGCGTAGCCATTAGCCTGCCGGTATTATCGGAAAGCGACACAAGACCCCAGCCATCCGAGAAACGATTCATGTGTTGAATCGCATTTTTTAAAAAATCCTTTTGCGGCAGAGTGTCATCTCCAAGGAAACAAACCAAGTCGTATTTTGCCTTAGCGGTAAGTCTCTTGACCATTGTAGGACACCCGATTCTATCCCTGTCTACCTCTGCAATGATTTCATAATCATCCGCAGGAATGCCGGCATTGGTCTTAATCGCCGCAATGCAATCTTTGACTTTCTCTTCACGGATGACTGGAATTATGATTGATACTTTATTCACAATGATATCTGTCGCGGTTCAAATCTGCTTCTTGCGCTATCCGGCAAAAATAATTCATGATTTTTTAGACTGTCAAATTTAATTTCAAACGAATTTTTAATCTTATTTTTCTGGTGCTTTTTCCAATAGCTGTTTTTAATTGTCGCGATGGGCCGCTTGTCTTCCATGGCTTTGTACGCCAATCTTTCGTGGTAATCGTTCCAGTTAATCCGCTTTTCAGATGCGACAACATCTTTCAGACTGCGCCGCATCCAAACGACCGCCATGTCATCATCGACAAGCTCGTGAATGTGCCTTGACACCGCAGGGCACTGAACGACAAAATTATCGTGAGCGCGAATCAGTCTTGCAAAACCTTCCTTGCTTCCGATTCCAAAAGCCTCTTCTTTGAAAAATTGCAAGTCGTAATCAACTGAAAGCATTTTGGCGCAAATCGTCGTCCCTGACCGCTGCGGGCCAGTCACGCAAATTTTTTTAAATCCCTTTAATCGTTTCATTACCCCACCAGCAACACTTCATAATCCACACTGTACTGCCAAAGGTTATTGCTCGGATCGCGTATCAACGCGGCTCCCACTCTTGTCATAGACACATGCGTATAACCGGAAACTGTCAATTCACAGTTGTCAAATGCGGTCTTTAAATTTTCATACAAGTTATTGCATTCAACACCCGATGCCTTCTCGCTAAATATGTCCATTGTAATAGAAATTTCTTCCAAGTCTGCCGTGTCTGCAAAATACTCGTCTGGAAATTCAGATATTATCTGGTAAACAACATATGGATAGGCGACATTCTGCGGCGCTTCATTAAGATAGAACCGACCGCCGATGTTGGTGTTCAGTGTCGTTCCGGTCAATTCGTTTATAATGCCTTGCAGTAGTGCTTTCATTTAACGCCTACCCACTCCTGTTGCCCTTTGTTATTTATTTTGAGAACCCAAGACCGCACATATCGCGGGGCGACATGCTCGATTTTCTTCTTGGCCCTTTTCATAGCTGGCCTGATAAATGGCCTTTCTTCCACATGCTTTTTAATTTCTTCAAATTTATAACGATAATATTTTGTTCTGTTCCGACCGGCTCGTCGTCTGATCCAATACTCCAATTTATCGCCGCGTGATTCCAAAATCTTGTTTGCCCGCCCCCCCATAATGCTACTATATTTCCCGTATCCCGGCGCAGCGTGTCCGTATTCCAAAAAATGCGCCTGCGCCCCAAAAGTCTTTTCCCACTTGTCTGCGCTCTGTCTTGAAAAAACACCAGCGATGTATCCGTTGCCATACTTTGACTTTTTATATCTGATAGTGCCAAGCAGACCACGCGACCCGCGCCGCAATTTTATGTCTGGATGACGTATAAGACCACGCCTGGTTTCCTTGACCGTTTCGCGTGCCGCCATCTTGGTCAATTCATCGCCCAAGCTTAAAGTTTCACGCGTCAGCCATTTGACGTCCCAGTCGTATTTGACTTCAGCTTTCATCAGGTGTCACCTTCTACGGCCAAGATATCCAAAATGTTGTTTCTTTCTTCCCGGTTAATGATGGACACAATGTCAAAATACCGCGTGCCAAACTTAATCCGCATCGATGCTTCAATGCCGCTGATATACCTGATTCTAATCCTGTGCGTTATGCGATGTTCCAAGCGCATAGCCTCAAGCGCCTCAGATGCCTTCAGCGGCCATATTCCGGCTCTTGCATAGCAATACCTTGTCCAAGTCGTCGTCTTGCCACCAATGCCGTCTGACGCTTCTGTGCGGTGTTGAATTTCGATCCTATGTCGTAGGCTTCCAGCTTGCATAATTTTAATATAAAATGTA